GGAAGGTGGGCCCGCCATTGTTCGATGTTAAAGCCCGACTCGACAAGCCCAAGAAAAAGCGGATTCCGTATCACGAATACACCGGAGGATTCAAACCATGATCACCGAAGAAATCGAAAGCCTTCCACGCAAAGCCAACTTCCACGTCCACCCGCGCTACACCTGCGGGTCGGGAGCCATGGTGGATATGATGACCTGTATGCACGTCGCCGCGCAGGAGAAGGAATCTTACCAACATATCTTGGAGGGAGCAGAAGGGGAGGAGCGACAAGCCCTCGCCCAAGAGGTCGGGCTCGAGGGTATCTGTTACGCCCGGTGGGAGAAGGGGCGGAGGGTTTTCCGCTACGACCTCCTCACCGGGAGAACCTTCCAGGAACCCAAGCGCCTCGAGTATGAGGAGCTGGAGCGGTGGAAAGTCCTCGAGAGTCACGTCAGGATCCTAGCCCGGTTCGGCTCCAGGGTCCCAGGCGAGGTCGGGATGAACGACAAGGACAAGCGGGAGCTCGAAGCCTTGCGGGAGCGGGCTAAGATCCACCGGCAGGAGATCAAACCATGAAAGCCGATAGACTGAAAAAGCCGATCAAGATCTTCTGAGCAGTCGTCGTAGGCTACGGTCGTAGCATCCCAGAAGGATCCTTGCCCGTCTTCTCCGTGGATACGGAGGAGGAGGCAAGGATGTTGATCACGCTCACCTGCCCGACGGACATTGACGGAGTCCACTTCGCCCGGGAGCTGGCCGTCGAGCAGTCGTTGAAGAACCTCTACGCCTTCTCCGACCGCCTGGCGAAGGCGTGGGCCCTCTGGCAAAAGAAGTCCAAACGCCGGCCGGCCCCGCCCAAAAAGTCCCGCAGATAATATAGGTGGCGGGACCGTTCACCGCCGGAGGATCCGTTGCGTCGGGTCCTCCGACCTACGTAGTCTTAATGCCTATGGACATTCAAGAGAAGTACTCGCGGATCTTTGCTCGGCCGGTGGCTTTCCATCGGGTTTTCGTAGATTGGACCGGAAGTGTCCACGCCGCCCTAATGCTCTCCCAACTTGTGTATTGGAGCAGTCGGACCAGCAACAAGGAAGGTTGGGTGTATAAGACGGCGGAGGATTGGGAAAGGGAGACAGGATTGTCCTACAAGAACCAACGTACTGCGAGGTTACAATTGAGGAGACTCCAGCTGATGAAGGAGCTCCTGTGCGGAGTACCGGCCAAGTTGTACTTCCGTGTTGTTTGGTCGGAATTTGATAGGCGATGCCGATTGGGAAAGCCTAGCCATGCCGAAGGGGAAAGGCTAGTTGGACCGGAGGTGTCTGACAAGCCATGCCGAATCGGCAGAACTAATACAGAGAGTACCCCAGAGAATACCCCGGAGGGGAAACTAAAGTTTCCCCCGCACGCCCCTGCCGGGGCGGCGAAGGACACCGGGTTGGGCATCCTTGTTAATGGAGAGATATCAACAATCCTCCAAGGCTTCTTCAAGCTGTGGAGACGGACCGGTAGTACCCGCTATTCCTCCCAAGACAACTTCCAGGTCCTCGCCCCCAAGTGGAGGAATAGGGTTGAACGCCTCCTCGAGTCCGGCGTCAGCTTGGAAGAGTTCCGCACCGTCGCCAACTGGTATCTTGAACATGTGGATGACGACTGGACTCCCAAGTGGAACGGTGTTAATCACTTTTGTGACTCGTTCTTTGAGATCAGGAAGGCTATGCGTCGGGCCGGGGCCAAGAAGAACGGGCACAGCCGGGACGAGGACCCGGAGGAGATTATTGATCCAGAAACAGTCGGTAGCTCAATCGTCGAAGTGATAAGACATAGGAAAGGATAGTATGCCAATAATAGTCAGGGACTACTCGGGTAAGGAAAGTCGGCCAGTGTTAATAGCTATGATGATTCATAGCGGGGTGTTGGGTCGGATCGCCTCCATTACCAAGGGCCACGAGAACTTGTTTGGAGGCAAGTGGGCGGATCTCATAGCGGGATGGTGCTTGGATTACTGGCGGAAGTATGGGAAGGCTCCGGGCAAGGCTCTTCTCCCCATCTTTCAGGATTGGGCCTTACAGTGTAAGGACAACGGGGCGGTGGAGTTGGTGGAATCTATGTTGGAGGGATTGGGTAAGGAGGCCAGCCGGTCGGAGGATCTGAACGAGGACTTCATTGTGGATTTGGCCGCCCGTTATTTCGACGGGGCCCAGTTGAACCGGATCCAAGGGGAGATGGACGAAGCCCTCCGACAAAAGGACATCGACCAGGCGAGGGAGGTTCTCCTGTCCTACAAGAGGATCCAGTTGGGTAGTAGTGGCGAGATCCAAGTGGATGCGGAGTCCATAGCCCGGTCCTTGCTGAACCGGGAGAAGAACCAAGTGGTGATATGGCCTAAGGATTTGGGCAAGTTCCTCTCGCCCCACTTTTCGCGGGATCGGTTCATCTCGTTTGTGGGCCCGGAGAAGCGGGGCAAGAGCTACTGGCTCCAGGAAACCGTTTGGCAGGCCTTACGCCAACGCCGGCGGGTCCGTTACTATGTGGTCGGGGATATGAGCGAGGACGAGGTGATCCAACGATTGATGGTGAGATCCTCCCGACGTCCGTTGGATGCCAAGTCCATAAAGATTCCTAGGGACCTTCAAATCATCAAGGAGGGGGCGGACCGGAAGCCGAAGGTCGAGTCGGAGGTTTATGATAGTGGGGAGGTCACCTTGAAGGGACGGATCCTAGATTGGGAGAAGATCGCCGGGAAAAGAGGAGGGCTCCTGTCATTACAATGTCGATCCGCCCATTCTATCACGGCCGGGGAGATCGAGAATGAACTACGACACTTGGACCCGGAGGATGTACCGGACGTGGTGGTGATCGACTATGCCGACCTGTTGGCCCCGGAACCGCACACGGTGAAGATGGACTTCCGTCACCAAGTCAATATGACGTGGGCTTTGCTCCGGAGCATCTCGCAGAAGTATCACCTCCTGCTTGTGACTGCTACCCAGGCCGCCGCTACATCCTACGACCGGAAGTTGATCACGAAGAAGGATTTCTCCGAGGACAAGAGGAAGAATGCCCATGTGACGGGTATGATCGGGATCAACCAGACGGCCGAGGAGAAGGTGCACGGCATCTACCGATTGAACTGGGTGTTCCTCCGGGACGGGAAGTGGGCGGACTTCCAAGTAGTCTGGACGGCGGGGAACCTGGCCGTCGGATGCCCTTGCTTCGTTTCCAAATTGCCGTAGATAATAGGATGAAGAAGAAGATGAACCAAGCAGTTAACAACCTAGGGCGGCGGCAGGGTATGAGCTGGAGGCTGTTGGAATTGCTCCAGCAGCGGGAAGGTTGGTGGCACGACCATGAGGTGTCCAAACTCACCGGCTTGCCCCTCTCCGTCGTCCGGCCGGCGCTCCACTACTTGCGGAGGGTCGGGGCCGTGAAGTACCGGAAGCAAATCCAGTATCGCCTCGACGGTCGGAAGTCCTTGGATCGTCTGCTCAAGAGAAAGAAGAAATGAACACAGTAACCAAATCCTACCGGGACTTACCAGCAGCTCATAGACAACCCAATCACGATGGCCACTGCCGACTCATTCATGGTCATAATTTCGCCTTCGATATAACCTTCGGGTGTAATTTCCTAGATGAGAATGGCTTCGTGGTGGACGTGGGCAAGTTGGAGGAAGTGAAGGCCTTCCTCGTGGAGAGCTTCGACCACACCCTTCTCCTCAACTCGGACGATCCGCGGTTGGAATATCTTGTCGCCGGGCTCACATCGGAGCTCAAGGTTACGCCCGGCGGGGTAGGGGAGGAGGATACTGAGACGGTGCAGTCTCCGGTCGCAAAGATAGTGTTCGTCCCCAACTGCGGGATGGAGGGATTGGCGAAGTGGGTGTTTGAGGAAGTTCAAGGGATCGTGACCAAGCAGGTCCCCGGAGCAAAGGAGCGGGGCCTGCTTGTGGTGGAGGTCGTTTGTTGGGAGGACTCCAAGAACCGGGCAACCTATCGACACGAATGAGCTTCCCACTTCCCATCCACGAACGGTTCCACACCTTCCAAGGGGAGGGTGTGTATATGGGTTGCCCGGCCTTCTTCATCCGCACCTTCGGGTGTCCGGTCCAATGCCCTTGGTGTGATAGCGCCGGGACTTGGCATCCTTCCTGGGTCCCGCAACACGTCGAGCGGATACCCGTGGCGCAGCTCGTCCAGGAGCACCGGGACGGGCCGGAGGTGGACTTCGTCGTCATCACCGGGGGTGAGCCGGCCGTCCATGACCTGACCGAGCTGACTGAGGAGTTGGCGTGCCGGATCCACCTCGAGACGAGCGGGACGTTCCCGATCAGGGGGACTATTGATTGGATTACCCTGTCCCCGAAGAAGTGGAGGATGCCGCTGAGGGAGAACGTCCAGAGGGCCCACGAGTTCAAGGTGATCGTTGAACAGCCGTCGGACATCAAGTACTACTCCGATGCTATTGGAGAAGTGTTCAGTATGAAGGAGGGGAAGCTACACGCCCCGATTTGGCTCCACCCTGAGTGGGGACACCGGGAGGATCCCGTGACGCTTGGAGCGATCAGTGACGCGGTCAAGGAAGGCCGGGGACGGTTCCGGGCCGGGTGGCAGATTCACAAACCTTACCGGGTGGATAGTCGGGACGCCCGCACGCAAGTCTTAGTTCCCCTCGGCGGGGACCTGAGGAAGGGATACTAAACGCCGGAAAAGCGAAGACAAACGCGGTTTTGAACGAAGACAATTATGGATAAAAGGATTCTAAGCCAAGCGGATTGCATGAAGGCCGTCCACCGGCTGATTAAGGACGAGGAGATCTTCAACGGGTTTCGTGTGTATGGTGTCCCGCGTGGAGGCACCGAGGTGGCCAGACTTTGCGGCAAGGCGAGCAATAAGTTAATGGAGGTGGAGCACGCATCGGAGGCGGACTTCATTGTTGATGATATTGTGGACAGTGGGGCGACACGGGATCGCTACCGGCAGCGGTTCCCGAAGGCTCCCTTTCTAGCCCTCACCGACTATCTGGATCCTCCCCACGTCCACGGTCAATGGATTGTTTTCCCGTGGGAGGTGACGGAGGACGGGGAGGATCGCTCGGCCGACGATATCGTGGTCCGGCTTCTCCAGTACATCGGGGAGGATCCCAAGCGGGAGGGTTTGGTTGGCACTCCGCAGCGGGTGTTGAAGGCGTGGAAGGAGTTGACGGTCGGGTATGGACAGGACCCGGCGGCGATCCTGTCCCGGGACTTCGCGGCTGACAAGTATGACGAGATCATAGCTTGCCCGTTCATCGAGTTCTTTAGTTGCTGCGAGCATCACCTCCTCCCCTTCTTCGGTGTCGCCCACGTCGCCTACCTTCCCTCGGCCGAGAAGCCGCGGATCGTCGGGTTGTCGAAGATGGCCCGGCTCGTCGATTGCTTCGCCCGCCGCCTCCAGATCCAAGAGCAGATGACCATTCAGATTGCCGACGCAATGGAGGAACACCTGGACCCGAAGGGAGTGGCGGTGATCATCCAAGCCAAGCACTTGTGTATGGCCTGCCGGGGAGTATCCAAGCGGGAGAGTGTGATGGTGACGAGTGCGATGCGGGGAGTCTTCCGTGACAACGATCCGGCCCGGTCGGAGCTCTTCAAGTTGATCGAATTGGCATCCCATAGTAACGGGAGATAATACGGCATGAATGCCTACCAAGAACCGAAGTATGAAGTCAAAGGCGGGAAGCTGGTCAACCGGCAGTCCGGTGAAGCTATCCCGGACGACGAGCCTGTGTTTATCCTCCGGGCTAGGGACAAGTATGCCGCCCACACCATCATCAGTTACTGTCAGGCCGTCCAAGACTCCCAACACCGGGAGGCCTCCCGGCTGAGGGCTGCTCAGTTCTCCAACTGGGCGGCACTCCACCCGGAGAGGATGAAGGAACCCGATAGTCAAATGGACACCGGTTGGACTTCCGCCGGGAACCCTCCGACGACATGATTGACGTCGAGGGTATATTCATGGACTCGGGTGCGTGGGGTCTCTTCACGCAACAAGTCCTGAAACGTGGCAAGTCGGCGGAGAGGATCGGGAAGCACGGACGGATCCTCGAGCCTCCGCCGATAGCGAACAGCTCCTTGGACTTCTCCTACTTCAACCTGACCAAAGGTTCCCCGTTCCGGGAGTACTGTGACAACTACGCCAAGTTCATGAAGGCGATGGCCGGCCGTCTCGACTTCTGCGCCAACGTGGATGTGATCGGGAACCCGGAGTTGACGATGGAAACCCAACGCTACTTCGAGGAGGAACACGGGCTCCGCCCTGTCCCGGTGATCCACCAAGGATCCTCCATGAAATACGTCGAGCATTACCTGGGCCGGAACTACGACATGATTGGCTTAGGTGGGTTTGCATCGGGAGTAGGAGGGTGGGAAACGATGCGACCCTGGTGCGACGATGTCTTCATGATAGTCTGCCCCGCCTCCAACAAACACCTCCCGGTCTGCAAGGTTCATGGGTTCGCAATGACGGGCCTGAAAGGGATTTGGAGGTGGCCGTGGTTCAGTGTGGACTCGACCTCGTGGTTGATTTGGCCCGCCAACGGGTGGATCCCTGTGCCGAGATGGTCGGAGACTAAAGGGTGGATGTACGATCGCCAGCCAATGGTGATCAATGCCTGCCCGGCATCCTCCACGACGAGGCGCCGGGAACGCCACATGCTCAACATCTCCGAGCGGGTCCGCGGATTGTTCCTCCAGTACATGAAGGAGGCCGGGGTGCCAATCGGGGAGGCGGTGTTGGAGAGTGTGAAGGTGAAAGGGGAGTGGGTGGAGAAGTGGAAGATGGTAGAGTGGGGTATCGTCTCGCATCACCGGGCCCGGATGGAGGCGAACCTTTACTACTTCAAGGAACTGCAGAACAACCTACCCGCTTGGCCTTGGCCGTTGAACCCTAAGATAATGCATAGGCGCCGGGCGATCCCGGCCGGCTTTGGACTATGAGAATCTACTTCAGCGGCGGCACCGGGATTGAGGGCGTGGACGAGAAGTGCTTCGACAAGTGGAAGCCCAAGCCCTATGTAATGTTGAGCTTCTTCGAGCTCAAGACGTCGAAGTCCAAAGCAACGGTCCGTATGATTAAGGCTCACCTAAAGAGAAAGAAAAACGATGCGCATAAACCGCGATGAACTGATTAAGGATTTGGTAATGGTGAAGGCCGGCGTCTCGCCGCGGGAGTTTATTGAACAGAGCTCCTGCTTCGTATTCAACGAGGGCGAGGTCATGACCTTCAACGACGAGGTGGCCTGTCGGAAGAAGACGGTGATACAAGTCCGCGGGGCCGTCCAGGCCGCCACCCTGATGGCTATCCTAGAGAAGATGAACGACCCGGAGCTGGAGGTGAAAGAGAACGAGAAAGGCGAGTTAGAGTTCCGGGGCAAGCGGAAAGCCTTCGGAGTTACCATGGACGCGGAGATCTTTCTCCCGATCGACCGGGTAGAGATCCCGGAGAAGTGGAGGAAGCTACCGGAGGCGTTCACCGAGGCGGCGGATCTGGCCCAGCATTGCGTCAGCTCCGACGAGAGTAAGTTCATCCTAACCTGCGTCCACCTTCACCCCGAATGGATTGAGAGCTGTGACAACCTCCAAGCCATTCGGGTGAAGGTGGACACCGGGCTTAAGCGATCCTGTTTGATCCGCGGGACCTCGCTCCAGCACATCAAGGACTTGGCGATGGATGAACTCGCCGTGTCCCCGTCCTGGGTCCACTTCCGTAACAAGGCCGGGTTGATCTTCTCCTGCCGGCGCTACTCGGAGGACTACCCGGACCTGTCCAAGATCTTCCTCGTCAAAGGGCACTCCATCAAGGTTCCCCGGACGTTGGCCGAGGCGAGCGACCGGGCGGCGGTGTTTGCAACCGACAAGGCTGGCGACCCGCTAGTCACCGTCACCCTAGAGACGGGCCGGGTTTGCCTGAAAGGAGAGGGGATCACCGGGTGGTATAAGGAGATCAAGAAGCTCGCCTACGACGGACCGCCAATGGAGTTCTCCATCTCCCCGACCTTGCTCAAGCATGTTTCGGAGGAGTACTCGGATGCGAGGATCTCCCCGGACAAGATGCGGGCGGAGGGTGACAAGGAGGGTAGGAGTTGGCAATACGTTACTGTCCTTGGAAATAACAACGGGAAGAAGAAAGAGGAGACGGTTAAGCCCAAGGAGAAATGAAAGGCTTCTTCGCAGTCGATGAGTTCGTGGAGAGGCCGGAGGTCGGGCTCGTCCCGAAGTGTGGGGCCTGCGGACTACTCAAGACTTGTCAGACTCCGAAGATGCCTCCCTACGGGAAGGGCAAGCGGGGTGTCCTGATCGTCGGCGAGGCCCCGGGCCAATCGGAGGACGAGCAAGGCCGGCCGTTCGTCGGGAAGTCCGGGCAGTTCCTCCGCGGGACCCTCGAGGGCTTGGGTTTCGATATGGACCGATACGCTTGGGTAACCAACGCCTTGATCTGCCGGCCGCCGGGCAATGCGACCCCGGACGACAAACGGATCTCCTACTGCCGGCCGAACTTGATCCAAGCGATCCAAAGACTCCAGCCCAAGGTCATCATCGCCTTGGGACGGTCAGCACTGAGCAGTGTGTTGGGTCCCTTCTGGACCGGGGACATAGGGACAATGGATCGCTGGACCGGGTGGACGATTCCGTTGGAGACGTATTGGGTTTGTCCCACCTGGCATCCCGCCTACCTACTGCGGATGAAATCCAATTTGATGGATCGCTTGTTCCGGGGACACCTCGAGCAGGCCCTCTCCCTCGCCTCCGAGCCCGTCCCGGTGAACGTGATGAAAGACTTCCAGCCCCGCCTTCTCTACGAGGACCGGGAGATTTATGAAGCCATCCGGGACCTCAACCGGGCCGGAGGATGGGCGGCAGTGGATGTCGAAACGAATTGCATCAAGCCAGAGTGGCCGAAAGGTAGGATCGTGTCCTGTTCCATCTCCAACGGGGCGGATACAATCTCCTATCCATGGACTCCGACGGCCAGGGAGTACACCGGGATGTTCATCAACTCCAAAGCGACGAGGAAGATCAGCTCCAACCTGAAGATGGAAGAGAGATGGTTCCTCAAAGAGTTTGGTCACGGGGTGGTCAATTGGGGACATGACACGATGTTAGCTGCCCACTGCCTCGACAACCGGACCGGGATCTGTTCGCTCAAGTTCCAAGCCTTCGTCCGCTTGGGCGTCCCGTCCTACAACGACAAGCAGGCCGCCTACCTCGAGGCGGTCAAAGGCCAACCTTACAATCGGATCGCCGAGTTGGACATACACCGCCTCCTTTACTACGGGGCCACCGACTCTTACTTGGAATGGCATCTCGCCAAGTTACAACGGAAGGAACTACATGCCTGATCTACCCAAGCCAACCCTCCGCCGGCTCCTCGACGCTGCCGCCCAAGTCGGCGCAGACCGGCTCGCTATGGTGAGGAGTTCAACTCCCTGCCGGGAGTCTGGTCTATTCGTGCTCATGATCGGGGCCAAGGCCGTCCGGGACCTCGGCCCAATCTGTATTGAGGCGGCGGCCAAGGTTACCGATGAACACGGACTCCCGGTGCACAAGGGTGATCTCCAACCGGATGATAACCTGGACGAGTGGTTCGACAAAATGGTGGCGGAGAAGACTTACTTCGCATGGGGTAAGAAGGACGACCCTTACGTTATGTTCACCTTCTTCGTCGGCCAGGAGCTCGTGGACTACTTGGCCCCCAGGTTGACGGAACAAGGGTGTTGGTGTGAAGGCGGCGGACCGCCGAAGAGATATTAAAATGTCGGGCATTTGGGACAACAACTCACGGATGAAAGTACAAGCCAATAGGCAGGAAGGATATCAACTCCTTCAGGACGGATTGCACGAGCTCTCTTGGGTGGAGAGTGTCGGCATCCGTATCGACACCCGGCGCCTCGCCTGGACCAAGGAGAAGCTTCAGGGTTTGACACGCGACCTCCGGCGGGAGCTGGAGGAGGATAAGACGTGGACCCGGTGGAGGAGGCGGTTTGGAGCCAAGGCGAACCTCAACTCGAGAGATCAGCTGGCGGTTATATTACACGACGAGCTAGGGCACGAGGTCAAGAAGACCACGGAGAACGGCCGGCCGATGATGGACGAGGAGAGTCTGGCCGACTTGAATCACCCCTTCGTAGATCGTCTCTCCAAGCTGTACAAATACGACAAGGCCCTCAAGACGTTCCTCACCGGCATCGAACGGGAGGTTATCGGGGACCGCCTCCACCCGATCTTCAACTTGCACATTGCCCGGTCCTATCGTTCCTCGTCGGACAGCCCCAACTTCCAGAACTTTCCGGTGAGGGATAAGATCATATCAAAGATCATCCGCTCGGTGTTCATCGCCTCGCCGGGGTGCATCCTAGTAGAGAACGACTTCAAAGGGATAGAGGTGGGCGTGAGTGCCTGTTACCACAAGGACCGGAACTTCATCTCCTACATCACGACACCGGGCAAGGACATGCACAAGGATATGGCCGCCCAAATCTACAAGCTCAAACCGGAGCAGGTGGACAAGGACATCCGCTACGGGGCCAAGAACAAATTTGTCTTCCCCCAATTTTACGGTGACTTCTACGTGTCTTGCGCCCGGAACCTCTGGGAGTGGATCCGACAAGGGAAGCTGAAGGGACCCGATGGCGGATCGCTCCGGGACCACCTAGCGGAACAAGGGATAGAGGAGCTGGGAGCCTGCGACCCGGACTCTCCGCCCGTCCCGGGAACCTTCGAGCACCATCTCAAGAGGGTGGAGCAGGACTTCTGGGACAGGCGCTTCCAACAATACGGCCGGTGGCGGAAGGAGTGGTACACCGCCTATCAGGAGCGGGGCTACTTTGACCTCCTGTCCGGGTTCCGGATCCACGGCATGTTCACCCGCAATCAGGTTATCAACCTCCCGGTTCAAGGGAGTGCATTCCATTGTCTGCTCTGGTCCCTGATCCAGGTCAACCGGAAGCTGCGGGCGGCGGACATGAAGAGTCGGGTCGTTGGGCAGATCCACGACAGTATGATTGGGGATGTGCCGGAGGAGGAACTCACCGACTATTTGGAGATCGTAGCCTCCGTCGTAAAAGAGTTGCGGACCCACTATAAGTGGCTCATCATCCCGTTGGAAATTGAGTGTGAGATCTCGCCGCCGGGCAAGAGTTGGTTTGCCAAGCGGGAGGTGAAGTACAAAGATGGAAAGTTCGAGCACGAAGGGAAGGCGGTGTCCGCCTCCCGGTTCTTGAAGATAATGGATCAAAATGGAAACTAGTCTTTACAAGAAGTACCGGCCTCGCCGGCTATCGGACTTACTAGGTCAGGACGGGGCCGTCTCCAGCTTGAAGCTGCTCGTTCAGGAAAATCGGGTTCCACAGACCATCCTGCTGGCCGGCCCGTCGGGATGCGGTAAGACGACCATTGGAAGGATTCTCAAGGAGAAGCTCGGCTGCGGCGACCCGGACTACTTCGAGATCAACTGTGCGGACTTCCGCGGGATTGATACGGTCAGGGACATCCGCCGGGCTGTTAACCTCCGGCCGATGGCGGGTGAGTGTCGGATTTGGTTGATCGACGAATGCCATAAACTTACCAACGACGCCCAGAACGGCTTGCTCAAGGTCCTCGAGGACACTCCGCCCAAAGTTTACTTCATGTTAGCAACGACGGATCCTCACAAGTTGATCAAGGGCATCGTCACCCGGAGCACCCAAATCTCTGTCGTTCCTCTGTCCCTAAAATACCTGGCGGTGTTGGTCCGGGATATCGCCGCGAAGGAGAAGTACAAACTCACCGAGGATGTGGTGGACGCCCTCGTGGAGGCCGCCGACGGATCCGCTCGCAAGGCCTTGGTTATCCTGGAACAGATTGGAGGGTTGGCTTCGGAGGACGAACAACTCTCCGCCCTCAAAGGGGCTACGCTCGACAAGATCGTAGTGAAGAAGCTGGTTCAGGTTCTACTCTACGGACGGAACAACTGGAGCGAGGCGGCGGGTTGTTTGCGGGCCTTGGAAGAGGAGGACCCGGAGCACATCCGTTACATGATCTTGGGATACTGTCGGAAGGTTCTGTTAGGCGGTGGCAAGTTGGCTCCACGGGCCTACATCATACTGGATGTCATGGCCGACAATTTCTTTAACAGCAAACAAGCAGGACTCGCCGCAGCCTGCTGGGAGATAATGAATCAATAAAGCTATATGCAACTCATCGAACAACAACACAAACAGATGGTGAAGTCGTTAGTCAAGAACCCGGCGGAGATCTTGGCCGCCTTGGATCCGGTCAAGGTGGACCTACTCCACGCTATGCTCGGTATTGCGAGCGAGGCCGGGGAATTGTTGGACGCCGTAAAGGCCCACGTCATCTACAACAAACCATTGGATAGGGTGAACGTGAAGGAGGAGCTCGGCGACCTTGAGTTCTACTTGGAACAATTCCGGACCAATCCATACATGGACGTTGGTCGCGAGGAAGTCCTAAGGGGTAACATCGAGAAGCTGGCCAAACGTTACAAGGACTTCAAGTACACCGACAAGCAGGCCGTCGAACGGGCCGACAAACAAGCCGGCGCCGCCGGATCCATGTCATGAAAAGCGGGAACGAGGAAAAGACGACCCGGCGGGAACGGGCGGAGATCACCGTCCAGATCGACGAGCTCCGCCTCGGTGACGAATGCGTCAACCTCCCGCACAATTACCTACAGGCCGCCCACCAAGCTGCGGACTCCCGGCGGGATGTGGAGTATGCTAAGAACGAGCTGGAGGTGGTGGACGCCGACCTCTGCAAGCACATCCGGTCCACACCGGGCAAGTATGGGTTGGAGAAGGTCACCGAGTCGGCGATCAAAGAGATCGTAGTCCTCCAACCACCTTACAAGGAAGCCCAATCCCGGTTGATCAAGTCCAAGCACCGGCAGGACTTGGATCAGGCCCTCGTGAGTGCCCTCGAGCACAAGAAGAGGGCCCTCGCGATGCTGGTGGATTTGCACACCTCCGGTTACTTCTCCGAAGTCAAACCGACCACGGCGGAGGGTCGGCAGTCCATGGAACAGAAGATGAAGGAACGGATACGGACCCGCGGGCAACGGAGAGAGGAAGAGGAGGAGTGATCATTCTTTACATTTTGCTTGGAGTGTTGCTGCTACCAATAGTCGCCTACTTGGTGATGAAGTTTGGAACGGCGGGCTACCTTCGGGCGAAGGAACAGTACAACAACCGAAAACCATAAACAAAAGGACATTATGTCTAGAACGCAAGAGCGGGAGGAGCGGCGCCTCAAGTACACGTCAGGCCGCGATCGGGCGAAGAAGAAGGAACAAGGGATGGGCTTTTCAGCCACCTACCTCAAACTACCACAAGGGGCCACATTGTTCCGGCCGAAGGTTGGCATCTACTTGTTGGATGTCCTCCCTTACCGGGTCGGGAAACACAATCCGTTCGCCCAAGAGGGTTCGCTCCACTACGAGCGGACTTACCACCTTCACGGCCGGGTCGGGGCGGATCAGAACGCCTACCTGTGCCCCCGGATGACGAGGAAGAAGCCCTGCCCCATCTGCGAACACCGCCAACGCCTCATGCGGGACGACGCGGCCGAGAACGAGGCTATGATCAAGGACATCTCCCCGCGGGAGCGCCAGCTCTTCAACATCCGTAACCTCAAGGAGCCAGACAAGGGCATCCAGTTGTTCGACATCTCCTACCACCTCTTCGGCCGGCTGCTCGACGCCCGGATTAGGGACTCGGACGAGGAGGACGAGTGGGACTTGTTCTATCGGCTGGAAGGTGGGCTCACCCTCAAGGTCGGGTTTGCGGAGAAGTCCTTCGGCGGTCGGTCCTTCGTGGAGGCGGAGACGATCGACTTCAAAACCCGGAAGGAAGACTACGATAACGAGTTCCTCGACCAGGTGTTCAACTTGGATGAGCTCCTGAAGATGGAGGAATACGACGTCCTGAAGGAACGGTTCCTGGAATCGGCCGAGGAGAAGGACGACAAGGAAGAGGACGACGAGGTTGAAGACGCCCGCAAGAAGGGCAAACGGACTCCGGCGGACTCCGACGAGGATGATGACGACGATGACGGGGACGACAAACCCAAGAAGAAGGCTCGGGTGGAAGTGGACGATGACGACGATGACGAGCCTGCTCCTAAGGCTAAGAAAAAGCGGGTGGAGGATGACGAGACGCCACCCGACGATGACGACGACGACGAGCCGGCCCCGAAGGGCAAGAAGAAAGCCAAAGGTGAGGACGAGAACTGGGATGACTTCGACGAGGATGACAAGCCCAAGGGCAAGAAGTCTAAGGACGAGGACGAGGACGAGGACGACGATGATGATGAGCCGGCCCCGAAGAAAAAGCGGGTCGAGGACTCGGATGATGACGACGACGAGCCGGCACCCAAGAAGAAGAAGGTAAAGGCCGAAGTCAACGGGGACGACGACGATGATTGATTCCCGCAAACTGTTACTGGCCCGTCGTAAGAAGCTCACCCCGTCCCTCAAGAACGGGGTGAGCAGCGGGTCCACCCTATTGAACCTGGCCTGCGCCGACAACCCGGCCGTCGCCTTCCTCAAGGGAGGTTACTACTACTTGGTCGGGGACTCGGCCAGCGGGAAGACATGGCTGTCCTTGTCCTGCTTTGCGGAGGCTTGTCAGAACCCCGCCTTCGACAACTACGATCTAGTCTTCGATGACGTCGAGGGCGGGGCCCTAATGGACATTGAGCATTACTTCGGCAAGGAGGTTGCCCGACGGCTCGAGCCTCCGACGTTGGACAAACACGGTGCTTGGAGTAACAGCACCTCCATTGAAACCTTCTATAACAACCTGGACCGGAGGATTGCCAAAGGCCGGCCGTTCATCTACGTGCTCGACTCACAGGACAGCCTGACCTCGGCCGCCTCCAAGAAGAAGTTCAAGCAGCAACGGAAGGCGGAGAAGGAGGGTGAGGAGGCCAAGGGATCCTTCGGGGACGGGAAGGCGAAGTATCATAGCGAGCACATCCGCGAGTCCCTAGCGGGCATCCGGGACCTAGGGAGTATCCTCATCATCATCGGGCAGACCCGGGACTCTCTAGGCTACGGGTTCAATCCCAAAACCCGGTCGGGCGGTCGGGCCCTACGGTTCTATGCCCACCTAGAGATCTGGTCGGCGGTCGGGAAGAAGTTGGAGAGACTCCGCCATGGCCGCAAACGGGTGGTTGGGGTACAGTGCTTGGTGGAAGTGAAGAAGAACAGGCTCACCGGGAAGGTAGGGCGGGACCGTCAGGTCATCCTTCCCATCTACTACGGACTCGGCATCGACGATGTCGGGTCCTGTGTGGACTTCCTCGTGCGGGAGGGACGTTGGTCAAACGACGACGGGGTAGTTGTCGCGCGAGATTTGCGGATAAAGGGGCCCAGAGGCCGGGTTGTAGCGTATATCGAAGACAAGGGGCTGGAGACTCGCCTACGGGAAGTGGTCGGGGAGACCTGGCAACAAATTGAGGAGGAGTGCTTGGTCAAACGAAAGGCTCGTTATGCATAAGCGCAAAGTGATACAGGTAGTTAGCAGCATCGATCCGGTGGGAAAGTATTTCATTCTCGCCGTGTGTGACGACGGGACCCTGTGGAAGTTGGATGGGTTGTATGAGGGCAGTTCAGTTTGGGAACCATTTCCCGTCCCGCCTCAGGATGAATGGAGACTTCCCTCCGACTCAACCGTTGTATGATCTGTTCACCCTTTCCAGAGTCGAACCAAGTATTCAACCCGCCGCCGGACTTGGATCCTTCCCAATGCTCGGCGGCGGAGGCCTTCGTCGGAGTCATCCAACAAGGGAACCTGGACGGCCATACGTTCGTTGTCGTGGCTTGGAAGCCCACCCCGGAGGAGTTGGAGGAGCTAAACCGGGGCGGCCTCATTTACTTAAGCGTGCTCGGCGGACTCCCACCCCATTTCCTGTGCACCGATTTCAAAACGGCTTCGTATCAAACCACATGAGCAAACTATTACCGGAGGAGAGCGTCCGTAACCCACAAGCCGAGGAGCCGTGGAAGAGGCGGGAGGTGGATCGGATGTTGGACATGCACTTCGAGGGGGTGGATATCGTCCGGTTGGCCGCTAAGATTGGCCGTAACCCGTATGCGATCAAGAAGAAGCTCGACGAGTATGTGTACAACGAACGCAACCGGATCGTGGACTACCAACCCAAGCAACGGATCAGTCGGAAGGGGAAGCGCCTCACCGACGCCGAACGGAAGCTGATCCGGTCCTGTATCAAACAGGGGATTGACTTGGAGCATGCCGCCCGGGTCCTCATGCGGGACTTATCGGAGATCAGCACTAAGGATCAGGAACAGGTGGTGAAGAACAAAGAGGTCGCGGCGAGCTTGGACTTGGTGTTGGCTTACCGTTACATCTATCACCAGTACAAGTTCAAGCTGATCTCCAACAAGGCCTATGACAACATGAAGGCGGAGGAAATGGAGTATGGTGGTGGGGTCCTAGCCCTATCCACTAAGGAATGCCCGGACTATGTCAAGTCGTTGGCCCTCTACTTGGTGGGGAAACACGAGTGGACCCACGGAAAGATCAAACAATGAAGACGTGGCTAGTATTAGATTGTCCCAACCTGTGCTTTCGGCTGTGGGGTGTCCTACGAAAGAGCGGACCGGGTTGGTATTTGAACGAGGGGCTGGTTACCTGTTTCATGCGGACGGTGACCTCCCTTCGGACGAGCTTCCAGACGGATCACTTAGCCTTTTGTTTTGACTCCCCGGTTCTCTTCCGCCGGCAAATCTTTCCTAAGTACAAAGCCTATCGCCGGGGCGAGACTGACTCGGAGGTGATCCAGGACAAGATCAGGGTGAGGAGGGTGATAGACGAACTATGGAAGCAACTAGGACGGGCCGGGTTCGTGAACGTGTTCCGGTCGCCGGGGATGGAGAGCGACGACTTGATGGCCAAGATTGCCTTCACCTACGACGGGTTGAGGGAGGGTCCCGACGGGGACGAGAAGCTGTTCCTCGTTTTGGTTTCCTCCGACAAGGACCTCTACCAATGCCTTTCCGAGCGGGTCATCCTGCACATGTCGGGCACCATGACAAAAAGGGCCTTTGAGAACCTGTATGAGATTCCGCCACGGGCCTGGGCCCGCGTGAAGGCGATCGCCGGGTGTAAGACGGACGGGGTGCCCGGCATTCCGGGTATCGGGGAGAACACGGCATTGAAGTATATCCGGGGCCAGATCAGCTCCGGGGCCAAGCTCAACAAGATCCGTAGTCCAGAGGGTAGGAATATCATCCAACGGAATCGCCAGTTGGTGGAGCTCCCGGCCGAGGGTTGTCCAAAGATCAAGCTCTACGATCGGGATTGGTCGGAGGACAAATGGATCCGGCTGGCCAAGAAACTAAAGATCAAGGAGGGACGGATACGGGTATGAGAGCCAAAAAAGGATCCCAGTTTGAACGGAAGATCTGCCGGACACTATCCCGCTGGTGGAGCCTAGGAGGGTGGCCGGAGGAGGAAGTGAGGGACGATATCTTCTGGAGGTCATCCCAGTCCGGCGGCCGGGCAACCTGGCGGGCGAGGAAAGGATTGAAGACAGCCAACTCCTACGGGGACGTGGCGGCAATGGACCCGATCGGCCGGCCGTTGCTCAAGATGTTCACCATCGAGCTCAAGCGGGGAGACTCCCACGGTCATCCGCTCGACCTGCTCGACGCCCGGCCGACGGATACCCAACGCAAATGGGAGAAGACGTTGAAGCAAACGGTGGACTCCATGACGGATGCGGGTTCACTTGGCTGGCTCCTCATTCACCAACGGGACTTTCGGGAGTCCGTGGTTTACATCGACTGGCCGACGGCCAAGCGGTTCAACCTCCTGAAGATCTGTCCCACCTTCGTTCTCTTCAAGGTGCGGGTGAACGAGGGGAAAGGAAAGAGGTGGTGGAGGCTCTACTACGGGTGCCTCCGGCTCGAGGATTTTCTCCGGGTAATGAAGCCCGCGGAGATAATAGAACAAATAGAAAGGATCACAGAATGAAAAAAACGCTAGTGTTGGTTTCCGGCGGGATGGACTCAGCGGTATTACTCCGGGAGATGCGCCAGTGCTCCGGAGTGGTCCGGGCGATCTCCTTCAACTACGGTCAGCGCCACGGGATTGAGTTGGAGTATGCCGCCCGGCATTGCACCGAGCTTGGGGTGAGGCATGAGATCGTGGAGATGTCCTTCCTCAAACACCTCCTCCCCGGCTCCTCCCAGACTGACGCCTCTGTCCCGGTGCCGGCCGGGCACTACTCGGAGGAGTCCATGAAGGCGACGGTCGTCCCCAATCGGAATATGATCATGCTGTCGATCGCGGCCGGCCACGCCCTTGCTAACGACATCGAGTCGGTGGCCTACGCTGCGCACTACGGGGATCATGCCATCTATCCCGATTGCCGCCCGGAGTTCGTGGGCGCCCTGAACGGGGCCCTCGCCCTCTGCGACTGGAAGAAGGTCCGGGTGGAGACTCCGTTCGTGAACTTGTCGAAGGCGGACATCCTGAAGGCCGGGATCGCCTTGAAGGTGGATTGGAAGGAAACGTATTCCTGTTACACCGGGCAGACCCTCCAATGCGGACGGTGCGGGACTTGCATCGAGCGGCGGGAGGCGTTCCACTTGGCCGGGGTGGAGGATCCGACGGAATACAACCCGGCGACGGCCCCGATGCTCGGTGATTTGGTTCTTAAAGGTTTCAAACTCTAATGCAAAAGATTCCAAAGTCTAATGCTGGAATATCATTTCCACCATTCGTGGGTGGCGCGGCGACCGGGATATCACCATAGGTGGGCCAGGAAAAAAAGAGCTGAAATGTCAAAAAAGATGTGGTGTTAAATCCTAGGTGGGTGATATTGGTTGCAAGTAAGGGCGGTCCGGATGGATCGTCCGAGCAGAACCGGGGCGGGTTAGTACCCGCTATATCACGGAGAAGAGTCGCTCCGGTTCGCAAACCCGGTGGCCCTCGTAGGGTCACCAAGCACAAATTAGTTTATGAGCAAGATGAAGAGCAAGGAAGTCCTGAAGGAAGTCCGCCGTTCCAGGGACCCGGCAGAGTTCGGCGTCCGGCTGCGGGTCGGGGACATCATCCGTATGGGAAACACCGAGCACTTCGTTTGGTTCCTAAACGATAGCCGGGCGGCGGTGATCCCGCTCCGGAACACAACGTACACCTTCAAGACATTGGAGACGGACGTAACGTTCCAGGCGGACCCGGCGAGTGTAAACATCAGTCCAAACAGCGAGGTCCCGATCCTCAAACGGCTCGGCCGGGAGGGTTTGATCGCGTTCCTCGCACAACGAACAGAAGAAAGGAAGGCAGTTATGGCTAAGAACAAAGAAGAGAAGAACGGTAAGTCGGAGAAGGAAGAGGGCCCGAAGCTCGGCGGCCTCGGTGGATTCCTGGGGCACCCCGTCACCGGAGTGATCCGGGCCATGGGCGTGGCCGGGTGGTCCTTCAAGGAAGTCCGCTACGTGTTCGACAAAGCGAAAATCCAGGTCGCCGATAACACGATCCGGATCCAGCTCCACAAGGGCAAGTCCAAAGCCCAGGAACCCGCGGACGTGAGCAAGAAAGAGCTCGCGCAGCTCCGACCGGACCCGGCCCTCTTCGCCAAGGAAGAGAAAGCCGACAAGAAGGGCAAGGGCGCCAAGGACGCGAAGGCGGCCGGGAAGTCCAAGCCCGCGAAGGCGGAAGCGGACGACGACGGGGACGACGACGAGGGTGACGAACCCGCCCCGGCGAAGAAGCCCAAGGTCAAACCCGCCGCCAAGCCTGCGAAGGAAGAGGCGGAACCCGCGGACGAGAAGGAAGAGGACGACGAAGCGGTGGAAGTGTAAAGCGCGGTTGGGCTAAAAGCAGACGCCCGGTGGGAACCCTCCCGCCGGGTGTTTTTTTTGCTTTACGGGAACCCGGTGGTCCTCCATTTTGGGGATCATGAAGTTCCGACATATGCAAAGCAGATTGGGGATGAGCCGCTACAACCTGGAGCGGGTCCTCGAGTACTTCTTCTGGTTATGCCACGGGGAAAAGGAGATGACCAAGCAAGCCCAGCTCCTCGGCGTCCACCTGGATACGTTCAAGAGCTGGTGGAATACCCCGGCCTTCAAGGTGGCCCGGACCAAGGCCGAAGAGTTCGTGGCCGGCCAAGCGGAAACCTTCGGGGAGTATGTCTTCCGTCAGCTCACCCCGGAGGCGCAGAAGGTTTGGAAGCGGATCTCCAAATGGGCGGACCCGAAGAAGAGGCAAACCCTCGAGGACCAAGCCAACGTCCACCGGGAGATGAAAGCCCTCGGCCGGAAGATCCGCCAGGAGCTCTTCATCCACGCATTGATCTACTCCAACTACAACCTGAGCGAGGCCTGCCGGATCACCGGGGTGTCCTACAACCAGCTCAACGGGTGGAGGCGGGAGGATACGGGCTTCAAGCGGTTGGTCGAAGAGGTCGAGTGGCATAAAAAGAACTTCTTCGAGCACGCTCTCATGGACTTAGTGGCCGAGCGCCATCCCACGGCCGTCCTGTTCGTCAACCGGACGATCAATGCGGACCGGGGATATAGCGAGAGGATGACCGTCAACCACACTGGGCTGGATCCTTCCTTCGGCTTGGAGGACCTCGACCTGGATCTGGAAACCCGGAAGCGGATCCTCGAGGCGATCCGGAGGAAAAAGGAGAAGGAGGCGTCTTCGTCCCCAATCATCGACGTCACCCCTCAACAGCTTACCAACGGCGAACCGGACGGGAACGGGGAAAACGGCGAAGACAATGCGGTTAATGAGTAAAGACGAATGCCCCTAGCTCCTTGGCAGCAAAAGCAACCTCCCATCCCGGCCCGGTGGACCGAAACCAAGATGGTGGCGTCCATCTGCCGGGAGTCCTTCTTCGAGTTCATCAAGGAGTTCTGGGACACGATCATCCAGGACCCGCCGATCCTCAATTGGCACATCGAATACTTGGCCAACGAGCTCCAACAAGTGGCCGAGCGGGTTTTCAAAGGGGAGCCAAAGGAATACGACCTCATAGTCAACATCTCCCCGGCCTCTACCAAGTCCACCATCTTCTCCCAAATGTTCCCCGCTTGGGCTTGGACCCGCAAGCCGGACGCCAAGTTCATTTGCGCCTCCTACGGCCAAGTCCTCGCCCTCCGGGATGCGATCCGCTCACGGGATCTTGTGGAATCCGAAAAGTACAAGAAGTGTTTCCCCGGCATCGGACTCCGCGAAGATCAAAATACGAAAGGCCTTTACATTAACACTAAGGGAGGATCCCGACTGTCGGTAGGGATAGGCGGGGCGGCCGCCGGCCTCCACGGCCACTTCTTAATTGTGGACGACCCGATCAACCCGGAGCAGGCCTACAGCGAGGCGGACTTGAAGGTCGCTAATCGGTGGATGACAACGACACTGCCGACCAGAAAGATTGACAAGAAGGTGACAGTAACGATCCTGGTACAACAACGTCTGCACCAGGCCGACCCCTCGGGTGAACAACTTGAAAAGAGCAAAGGAGTAGGAATCCGGCATATATGCCTACCGGGGGAATTGGGGAATGATCCGGACGCTGTCGTCGTCTCCCCGCCGGAGTTACGGGACAGGTATGTGGACGGCCTATTCGACCCGATCCGCCTAGACCGGGAGTCCTTAAAAGCCCTCGAGTCGGAACTAGGAATCTACGGTTACAGCTCCCAAATCCTCCAGACCCCGGTTCCCTTGGCCGGGGCCATGTTTATGGTAAACAAGTTTCAGTTCTGCGACCAGCCCCCTCGTAGGATAGTCCGCACCGTCCGCAGCTGGGATAAGGCGGGGACGGAAGGGGCGGGGAAGTACACCGTCGGCCTCCTGATGGCCGAGGACTCCGCCGGCCAATGGGGTATTCTAGACGTCATTCGGGATAGGTGGGGAGCAACCCGGAGAGAAGAAGAGATCCGGTCTGCCGCCGAGATGGATGGCGACGAGGTCCCGGTCGTCCTCGAAATAGAGGGAGGATCCGGCGGAAAGGAATCCGGGGAGTCCACCACGAAGAACCTCAAAGGTTACCGGGTCCATGCCTTCCATCCCACCGGAGATAAGGTCAGCCGGGCTTATCCCTTCGCCTCCCAAGTCGGGTCGGGGAACGTCTGGGTCCTCAACCGGGATTGGACCCGGGACTACGTGGAGGAGCTCCGCTTCTTCCCCAATTCCAAATACTCGGACCAAGTGGACGCCTCGAGCGGGGCCTTCAACTTCCTAGCCAAGAAGAGGAAGAAAGCCGGGGCCTTATGGTAGGAGGAGATAATGGGGTATGAATACACCGACTGATGAACAAGATGGGCCGGGTCCGAAGGTTGATCGCCTGGACCGGGCGATTGCGGTTTGTTGTGAGATGATAGCTGCCAAGCAAAGGGAAGTGACCGAGCTGCAGAGGCGGTTGGCTCTCCTCCGGGAGATTGAGCGGGACTTCGTCCAAGTGGACAAGAGGGCCCGGGCCGTCGAGCGGGCGGAGGA